GTCTGCAATGACAGCGCAACGGGAGTGGTAGAATGAAAAAAGATTTAATTTGGGTGGCTATTTGTTCATTCTTGATAGGTGCATTGCTTTGCTTTATTACAATAGCAGCAACACACAGACATCATTATGAAATTATTAAAACAAATATTGGCGAGTTTGTTTTAAGAGACGGTAAGATTTTTACTGTTTATGAGATGCAACGCAATGTTGCTGGGGATATGGTGGCGAGATGAAACAGATTGCATTAGAAGAACACCTGATTAACAGGCTTAATGAATTAAAAGAAGAACGTAAAAGCCTGAAGCGTCAAAAACTGCGCAGCATTAAAGAAACCATTGATATTCAATTTATATTGGCAAAATTTATAGAGGAACGTAAACATGGCTGAGTTAATTTTTTGGACTGGCATTTTTGTTTTAATAGTTTGTTTTATGGTGGAGTACGCGAGTGGAGATTGACGACATTGCAGCATTAATATTCTATGTGTTAGCACTCATATTAGCGGGGATATGGCTATGGCATTAATTAAACCAGTTGAGAATGTAACACCAACGCCAAGCGCGACCAATTGCCAGCATAAAACATGGCGGCAATATGTAAGCAGAGGAATTAGGGAGTGTGATCGTTGTCATGAAATACGCCCTATTTTTGATTTAAAAATTGAACATCAAAGGTAATAGCATGGTGCAACCAATAAAAAGAGATTTAAAAGTTTCGCTTAAAGAGTTGGAAAGTATAAAAGAAAACATTATTTATTGTGGTGGAACAGGAACATTTTACCGAAAAAGAACGCCTGACAAACCGTTGTCTTTTAACTACTCAAATCGGCAAGCCACCATTTGCGTTAAAAAAGAAAACGGTAAAAAATACTTTACCGCATGGCGCATGGCTGTTTTCTTTTCATATGGTTATTATCCAAGCTTTGAAGATGCTGTTATTTTTAAAGACGGTGATAATTATAATTTTAGAATTAATAACATCGTTGTTTGCCATCCAAACGAAGATGAACAGACCGTTTTAGACTTTGCTACTGAACATGGTTTATCGCCACAAACGGTTAATTATCGCATGAGAAATGCAATACGATTTGAGCGCATTGTAAAAAACTGGAGAGTGTTTTTTTATGATAAAAAAGAGTTTGCAAAATACTGCGGTGATCTGATTGGTAGAAGGTTGGTTGTTGATGATGAAGGAATTGAACACATACAAATTAAGCGCATTAATTTATCAGAAAGCCAGCGCGGAAATAAAACCGCACGGGAATTTTTAAAAACGTGGATTGGCGACATGCCTACACAATGGGAGATGACATTATGCAGATAAAAAAAGCAAGACCAAGCGCGGTTATTCCGCAATTTCAAACCGAAGGCGCAGCCGCTATTGATTTATGCGCTTGTATTGAAGAAACCATGCTTTTAACACCAGAAACGCCCGTGCTAATTCATACAGGCATTGCAATCCACATTGATGATAAGTCTGTTGTTGGCTTAATTGTTCCGCGTAGTGGGCTAGGGTTTAATTATGGCGTTGGTTTGATGAACACGGTTGGCGTAATTGACAGTGATTATCAAGGCGAAATTATGGTTAAGTTGCGCATGACACATGGTGATAGTTATCGAATCCAGCCTAACGAGCGTATTGCTCAAATGTTTTTTGTGCCTGTATTGCGTCCGATATTTGAAGAAGTTGAAGAATTTAGCGCAGTGACTGAGCGCGGTGTTGGTGGCTTTGGGAGTACAGGGAAATGACACCTGAGCAATATGTAAAAGAACAACAAGGAATATTGCGCCAATTAGCATGGTTAATCAATGCCGCTAGAATTGGTGAATTGCATACTTTAAAAATAAAAGAAGGTAAAAAATGAGCTTATTAACAAACGAACAAATTGCGGAATTGGTTGGCATTGCTAGTAACCAATCAACAAGTAAAGATTTATATGAGGAGTTTCGTGAATGGAACAAAAAGCAAACAGGGATGCAAGTTGATGTCGATTGGAGTAAAGCACCAGAATGCGCAGACAGAGCAGAAATAAATTTTTATTGGGCTAGTGAAGATACATGGAGATTCTGTTTCCGAATAGCAAAATACCACCGACCAGAACCAGTAATCACACCACATCCACACGCAGAAATGATAGCTAAGTACGCAGAAGTAGCGCAAAGACGTGTTGACCCTTGGGTTGAGTTTGAAGTCAACCTCGATAATAATTGGGAGAAAATAATGGGTAACCCCGCATGGCTTGATTATAGAGAATACCGCTACATCGGAGAAACAAAATGATTGCAACAACAGCTTACATTTTAATTACTACTATCATTCACGACGGCAATATTGCACAAACTAATACATCCTTTGCAGACAAGGCATCATGCGAAAGCGCGGCAGTTAGACAAGACTTTGTTTTAAAATCTATGGACACGCATTTAACGCGCTGGAATCTAACTTGCCACCCATATCAACTTAGTGAGATTAAAAAATGATCCAGCAAATTCTTCAGCGCGGAAACCGTCAAGGCATGACAATGCGCGAAATAACCGAGCTAACAGATTTAAAGCAACACCAAGTGGAATTTAAGGTTCAAAAGTTAATCAAGGAGGGCGTTGTGCATAAATCTGCTGATAGAATAGACAATGCGTATTTGTACACATTGACAAGCTATGAAGAATTGATGCCATTTGTTGAATGTTCGCCAGTGCGATTGGATAATGTTATTAAACATTTAAACAAGCAGAAAGAACGAGTTAATGCAGGCGCACAGATTAAAACAAGCGACCCAGTAAATTCACCAAGCCACTATACTAACGGTTCTGTTGAATGTATCGATGCAATCGAATCAATGCTAACAAAAGAAGAATTTATCGGATTTTTACGCGGGAACATATTAAAATATCAGTGGCGTTATAAGCAAAAAAACGGTGCTGAGGATTTAAAAAAGGCGCAGTGGTATTTTGACAAGTTAAAAGAAAAAGAGGGCGTGTAATGTATGAATTTAAAAGTGGTAAACCATCAGGCGGCTTGCGTTATCAAGCCATGCGCGATTATTTGATAAAATTAAAATGGTTTGCAGATAACCCCATGCAACCAGTGTTTATAAGTGAACGCAGTGCATGAAACCACGACTTAAAAAGATAGGCAGAATTTGGTTATGCTATACGCAAACAACCATAGTTTGCACTGGTTCAACACCTGAACAAGCCTATCAAAAATGGATGATTAAAAATAAAGCCGCTGAATAAGCGGCTTTTTTATTATGGCGTTAAAAACAATTCCGCTTCAGCATTGCGCCTGCGCGTTAATCCAGCAAGCGGTTTTCCACCTGCTTTATCCCAACGCAAAAACTGTTTTGCTATTTCTGCCTTGTCGTCACCGGCTTTTAACATTTTAACAAGTGTTGATTTAAAAAAGTTACCTGCGCCAATGTTGTAGCATAAGCAAACAAGTGCATCATATTCATTTTGTGTTAATTCAACGCCTGTTGCATTAACCGCTTTTTCGTATTGCCCAATTGTTGCGGCTAATAATGCCATTGCTGCGCCTTCATTAGGCAACGTTCTATTTTTAGTAACTGGTGTGCCATCACCATAATGTGTTGAGCCAATGCCAATAGTCCAAACACCAGCTGGGCATTGGTACGCTTTGAGCTTGCAACCTTCAAATTCTTTAATCAATTTTAAACCGCGTTCGCCTGTTTTCATTTTCGTGATCTCATAGAAAGTACCGTAATTAATTTTTGTGTTAAGCGAATCATATCATTATCAAGCAGGCGTATTTGGTCGATTAATTCAATCAGCGCGTCTGTTGTTTCAGTAAGGATTGGCTTAACAATTGTCGTTACCCATATCCACACAAAATAGACGATATACCCCATGCTACTTGATGCAATAATAGGGAATCCATACTGGTTGATATATTTAGCTAATGCGTCAACATCCATTAATCAATTCTCTTTTCTTGCGGGTTATTAAAACGTGCCACTTTTTCTTTCTCAATTGGCATATCAAGTGTTTCTGTCATGAGTACATCTATTTTTACAATATCCTCTGACATAGCCGTGACACGCTTATCAAGTTGCTTGATGATACCGATAAGGCTTTTAATCTTTTCAAGTACGCTATCAAGCAGGAATTTAATCGTCAGAAATACAAAGTACATTCCCACACACGCAGCGGCAATGGGGAAACCAACATCCGTTGCAAACTGTAGGAATTCCATTACCGGCTACCTAGCCACCAAGATAGGAACGAAAATACTGCGCCCACTGTGAAAACAATTCCACCGAGAAACCCCTTGTAACGAGTTTGCTCGTTCTTCATTTCTTCAAGGGTGGCAATTATGGCGTCGAGTTTCTTACCGCGATCTTCAAATATTTCTTCAAGGCTTTCAATTCGTTGCTCTACTTTAGCTAATCGGCAGGCTTCGTTTGGCATAGCTAATCCTCTTTGGTTTCTACAGTCTGACTTTCAGTTTGCTGTTTTAAATCCATAAGGATTGGAAATGCGCCTGACGAGGTGGGTAGATTTCCCAGTGTGTTTAAAATCGCGTTTGCCACTTCTTTTGTAATTGTCCAAGTAATCATATTAGTTGCTCCAAGGTGTGCCGTTAGACAGTACAACTTTTTGATTTTCAATATGAGCCGCTAATTCCGAATCTGCTAACGCTTCAGATTGTGTACCCACTAGATTTTTAATCCATGCAATGACGTCTGCTTTTGATAGTTTATCGTAATCAATGACTGTGCCTTTAGGTGCAGGCAAACCTGTAATAGAGTTAACCGTTACGCTATCTGTGCCGTTTGACGCGGTGATTGTAAATTGCACTTGATTCACAATACCGTTTTGGTCGCGTTGCAAGTTAATCGGTTCGTATGTGTATGTTGTTGTCATGTTGATTCCTTAAATTGAAGTGATTGTTTGCCATGCTGCACCAGAGTACACGCATAACTTGCTTAATGTTGTATCAAAAACCATCAAACCTGCCGCAGGTGACGCAATGGCGTTTTTTTGCGTGGTTGTCATATTAGGCATTCTCACGCCTTTGGTAGTGCTTTGAACATCTAGCAGTGCTGAAGCATTTGCAGTAGTACCAATACCTAAATTGCCAGCCAAATAATTATCAGCCGTTCCTGCCATGTAGAGATTATAACGGCCTGTACCAGAAGCTATATTACCTCTAAAAGCGTAATTATTAGTAGCTGTTGTTAAAGAGCTTTCTGATACAAACCCAAATTGATTTGTAACGGAAGAACCTGCACCTAGACCTAAAGCATTGGCTAAAAAGTGATATACACCACTAGTAGTAAACGATGCCGCTTGGGTAGTTAATTGCGTTTGATACCCAACAAACGATGCTGTGACATCGCTATTTATTTGCGAGGTAATCAAAACACCAACAGAGTCTACATTACCAGTTGCTGCTTTACCAACCCTTATACTGTATCCAGTAAGGGCTGTAGAACCAATCCCCAAACTCCCAGCCAAATAGTTATCAGCCGTTCCTGCCATGTAGAGATTATATCTGCTTGTACCAGGGGCAGCGGCTATATTACCGTAAAATCCGTAGTTGTTTGTTGCGCCTGTGAGT